TCGGCTTGCTTGTTATAGGTAGCCTTGAATTGATCTTCGCTCATGAAATCGATGGCTTCCCAATCGAAAAAGCGAAACAGCACGTAGCATTCGCTCGGCCGGTTTAGCAGCAGTGTTCCCGTCAGCGCGAGCCGTTCGCGGCAGTATTGGGAGATCGCCTTTATCTTGTGCTCCCCATGATCATATTCCCCGCGCCGGTTGCCGATGATTGCGCGCGTTGTCAGCGCGTCGATATTTTTCATCTTGTGTGCTTCGTCGCAAATCAGAACGTCCCATTTATATTTTGCGATTGCCCGAATGATCGCCGGATTTCTAGCCGCGTCATAGGAAAGCACCTGGTAATGCGCGTTGGGGTGAATTCCATCCTTCACCTTGAGCATGACGGAAACCTTGACGTTCGGGATCGTGGACCAAGCCTTGATCACGTCACCCCATTGGATCCGCACGGATGCCGGGACAATCACAAGCACGCGCTGCGCTTCCCGTTCGTTGCAGTAGGCAATCGACGTCGGAGTTTTTCCCAATCCTGGTTGATCGCCATTGATCCCACCGCTGCGCGCCAGCAGATAATCGAGCGTGGCTTTCTGATAATCCCAAAGCTCTTTTCCGGGCGGCAATTTGCGCGTGCCTTTTCCGTCTAGCGCTCGGGATAGTTCGATCTCTTTCCGGTAGGCTGAAAGCGTCGGGCAATCCTCCCCGGCGAGATCCGCCAGTGCATAGGCGTTTGTGGCCCATAGCACGGCTTCCGCTCGGCTCGATGCTGACGTGCTGAATGTAAGCCCGCGATAGGCCATGAGATTTGCAATTTCGGCTTTGCGTGCACTTGGCACCTTGAGCACGAAATTTTTCCCGTTTTCGATAACTTGCATCACAGGTCATACCATGTTTTTTGAGGGACATTTTCAACTGCGCAATGAAATCCGCAACCCCCGAAATTATCCTTAATTTTAGTCGGCCAATCATTAGGAATTTCATCAATAAAAATACGTTTGCCCCTAATTCGGGTTAGCCTCACTCCATAAAGACGGCTTTGCTCTGCGCGCCGTGCAAATACTAAAGGAAAATATTTACGCTGATGTGCCCAATAATTCGGACTCGTGGCCTTAACGCAACACAGGCAATTTCCGTTCGGCATTCCAATTTCATAAACGTATGGGCGTTTAATTCCTGCCGCTGCTAAGTAAGCGTGTGTGTCAACTTTGCGCATCCCGCATTCAATCAAGGGTGCTCGCTGTTTCAAAAATGGATAGGATTTTTGCATTGTTTTGAAACGTTTAGCATCGCGCCAATCTATTGTATAACCCCAATAATGTGTATCGCTTGGTAGTTCATAGTTCATACGTGGGACAAATTTCATTTCACCCGTGCAGGGCGCACCTTTAACACCTGAAAGGTATTTCCGTGCAGAAAAAACATCATCAACTGTGCTATATTTCTCTGATCGGATCCGAGTAATAGGTTTGCCATACCAAGTTTCAAGATCATTGATAAATCTATGGCTATCCTCGTGCACACTGGCGCCAAGATCACAATGCACAGGTTCCGCATCGGGATTTTTTTGTAACACGAGAAAACCGGCAACCGCACTGTTTACTCCATCGATCCAAAGAAGATGACGTGTCATAGGTCAAATTCCATAGCAGGTTTTTGCTCGATCAACGGCAGCGGCCCGAGCCATCCGGCAACGTCGCCCGCAACGGGCTCTTTGAGATTGTTGAGCCAGCCATGCCCACCTGCGAGCCAAAAGCGCACGACGGTCGGAAATCCCACGCCGGGAAGCCAGCAAACATAATGGCCGGTTTCTCTTGGCTCGCCTGTCTGGATAACCTGGACGCTCATAGGTCATATTCCGGCGCTTGACCCGTGCTTGCCGGAGCGGGGAGATTTTCCCCGAGTCGGACACAAGCACGGGCCTGGTCTGCGAGCCGCGTCATGAGCGCCTCATACACTTCTGGCCCATATTCACCCAACATTTTCTTGATCATGTCGAGATCAAAACCGCCAAACTGTGCAGCAGCTATAATCCGTGCGCGGTCCAATTGTTCCGCTGTGTATCGACGCGTGCCACCGTCCGAGCGTTCGACGTCACCAAGCAAGCCTTGATCTTCCCAATAACGCACGCCCCGCCGCGACGTGCAACCGGCTCGCGTCATTTCTTCCATACTATGCATTGTTCTGGCTCCTGATTACAGCGGCCACACGCCACAATGCTTGCTTGCTAATGCCGTTGTCTGGCCAATCCTCCACAATCCGCGCGCACCGCTCCCGTTCAGCCGACGACATGCGGGCTTCTGTTGCTTGGATGGCGTCAGGATCGATGCCTCGAAGGTCGAGATAGGATTCAATCGCCTCTTGGTAGGACAGGACTGTGACCGTAGCCGCGCAACCGCAGATAGCGTCGATTGCTTCGTCATGTGTTAGCTGTTCAGCCGTTGGTTGTGTGGTCATTTCTTCCATACTATGCACGATCAAACTCCTTTTTGATTTCACTATAATCTTGCTGTCGCCAATGGTGGATCCGCTCCACAATGAAATAGCATCGAGCCTCAAACGTGAAGCTAGGCAATTCCGCATAGTGCAATTCGAATTCCAGCTTGCGCGGTGACGGAGCTTCCATCATGCGCGTCTGTAACCCCAATGCAATCGCCAACGCGGGCCACATAGGCGCCAGTTCTGCCGCTGTGTAAAACGGCCGGACTTGCCACAAGGGAAGCCACGCGCGCACCGCAACAGCGTCCGGATTGTTCACGGCGCCAATGGCCCACCGTTCGATTTCCGCTTTCCACTGCGCGACAATCCCCGGCCGGTTGCCCGTGGCCTTCATTGCCTTGACGATTTTGTAAGTGTCTGAATTCCAAAACCCCGTCATGGATAATACCTATAAAAATTAGGCTGCTCGCGCCCTGCTATGGTGCATTGAGCACCCCGCGCAATATCATCTGCGTCAAGAATGAACCAAATTCCTTTTGAGCACTTCAAATGCGTGCAGCCTTTTCGTGCAGATTTCCAATTCATAGGTCAAACTGCCTTTTCGGCCGCAATATAAATAAGGCGATATGCCTGCCGGTTCCTTTACCTTGCGAACCATCTTCGGTTGCCAACCATTTAATGTCGCCTAAATTTCTAATTTCCGCGTTGGTGCCTAAAATTGCTTCGATTAACATTAACACCCATTTATCGAGCGGGAAAACCAAGACAATCAATTTTCCCTTTGATTGTTCCTCTAACGCTTTCCTTACCCATGCAGTTACACCCTTTTTCTTGTTTTCGTGCATGACCGAACCGAAAGGAGGGTTGACATAATTGGACGATCCCCATTCACAGGTAAGACCGTCGAAATTTTCCGGTTTGGGGTATGGGCAGGGATCGAAAGTAAAATTAAATTCTGCATCCAACTGCAAATAAAGTTCGGGCGGCGTCAACCAATAATGCTTGCCATCCTTACCGTTGCCAACATGGAATTTGTTTTTCTCTGGTATAGTTGCGTGCTGTCTCATAGGTCAAACTCCCGTTTTGGTATGGCCCATTTTCCTTTTGTCGGACGCAGCCAGGATAGCGCATCGCTTTTCAATTGCTGCTTCACGACTGCCTTATCAACGCTGTGCATACTGGCGATTTCCATTTCCAGCATCATGTCGTTGGTTTCCCCGCCGAGCCCTTCAATCACCTTAACGACTTCCCCAACGCTCGCCCACGGGTAACGGCTGGACGTCTTTTTATCGCTCTGCACTTCCGCAAGCGCTGCGCTGCGAGCGAGCACGATAGAATCCCCAACTTCCTTGACTGCAAAATAGTGCAATTCTTCGCTTACGTCAGCGTCTTTTTGCTTGAGCACGCGAAATTCTGTCCCACCTTGACGCGTTTTCGTTGTTATCACTGTGTCCATGTTTGCATAAAAAGCGGAAGATCCCCGAGCGCCTTTTTTCTGATCCTTGCCGGTGTGGTGAATTGCGAGCACAAAGCATTCATAATATCGGGCAAGCTGCTCCATAAAATGCGTGATTAGTGTTGCGTCCCCTGCCGAATTTTCATCCAGACCCATGAGCAACCGGGAAAGCGTATCGATAACAATTAAGGATGGCTTTGCGCCTAGCTCGGCAATGTCAGCTTTCACATTCTCCCAACCTTCCGCGTCCGTGTAGAGCGGCACACGATCCTTGATCAAAAGCCGATGATCGTTGCGGAATTCAATTCCCTGCCATTCCATCCACGCGGGCCAACGCTTTTTAGCCATAGCTACCGGCCCTTCGCCAGCCAGGAATAGCACGTCATTCTTGACGGGCGGCGCATTCCATTGGCCGGGGATCCCGAAACCAAGGCAGGAAGCCATATCGAGCGCGAGAAAAGATTTATAGCTCCCGCTTTCCCCGTAGATCATGCCGATACCTTGCGACGGGATAACATTGGGAATCAGCCACTCGGGATTTTTTACGCCGTCCGCATAAGTGTGGATCCATTGCACCTTGTCCCGTGATCGATCGATTGGCTCGGGCGGCTCGAATTGCATTCCCTCAAACGACGAAAAAGCGTCTGCATTCGCCTGAAATCCCTTAACGCCGCCTTCTGTATCTTCCCCGTAGCTCGCTGCATTCCGGATGATCGTTTCTAGCTCCCAATCATCCCAAGGCGGTTGACAATGCGGGTTCCAGTGCTCCCATAGCAAATCAAAGCACATGCCCGGCGATATGGCTTTATCAAGGATCGACGCGGCCACTTGAAACGCAAGGTTATTCCCGCCGCGCCCTTGCACCGAGACATGCCCCGATGACACATAATTCCTGATTAGATCCAGCGCCCAACTGATATTCCTGGGTTGATCTCCATCCGGGTTTTTTGTCAGTCCAAGCGTATCTGTTTTCTTGCGCTCGGGGATAATCGCGGACAATACAGAAGGCAGTGGATTAATGGTTCCACCCGGTAGAACGCTATAAGATCCGGCGCTAGTCTTAGATCCGGGAAGCAAGACATAACCGCCCGACACGATGCGACCGTCCCGGTTAATTCCTCCACGCGTGTCGATGCCTTCCGCAATCCGGCTTGCAGTGCTCGGCCCTTCGCCCCTGAAATAGACATGCAAACCCCCTCTAGGCGTGCGGACCTGATAAGCCTTTGCCACAGCTTCCCGGATTGCGTTGTCGCGCTCTAGGAGCTTCGCCCACCAATCAAGGCCGTTAGGGTCAACGTCGATCACAAAGAGCCCGCTAGGCCCCGTTGCAACTGCCCAATTGAAATCGGGGTTTATGCGCGACCATTCCGCAATTTGCGCGGGATCATCGGTTGCAATGTGCCAGCCTTCCTTAGTGGCAGGCTCTTTGCCGCCCGGCTGGCATGGAAAAACCTTGCAACCTTTCAATTGATCCGGTAATTCAAGCACTCGGCTGCTCCCCAAAGGCAGTTTAACGAGCCCCGATAGTGACCCATGCTATCGGGGCTTTTTCGTTGGTTGATCAAAGATCGTAAGGCTCGAAAGCCTCACCCCGAGCCGCCAGCATTAACCCGCCTTCCAGAAACATGGCAAGCGAAAACCAATCAGCCGGGCAAGACGTGGCTTTATGATGCGGCCGGAATCTCCCATGTTCCCCTACGCAAACACAAAATCTAGTGGTAAAGTTCCGCGCCGGATACTTTGTATTGTGCCAGGAGATCAAGGCATATTCGCCGCCGTGCAAATTGTCGATTGACAGACTTGCGCCCACGCCGTTCAATTCAAATCGCAAATCAATGCCGGCGCCGCTATATCCTGGGTTTCTCGGTGTGTCGCGCCGCTCCACTTCCGCGCCGTGCTTATCGGCCAAGAGCAAAAGCGCCGCCGC